CTCTACTAAAATAGCTTGAGGTTCTAAATCACTTAAGTTTAAAAGCTCCAAGCTTGAAGATCCTTCATACAAAATTCGTCCGTGCTTTCCTTGATGTACTTCAACAAGCTCGTCAATAAGGTCGCTAAGATCTTCGTAAGCGGAACCGAAAGCTTTGTGTCTAGCATAACTTTCAGTTTGCCAGTGAAATATGCGGAGCTGTGTAGTTAACTTAAGAAGATTTAAAATAATCTTATCCACGGTTTATCGTCTTGAAGGACCAGCCCAAGATTCTGGTGCATATTTATAACCAAAATTAGGAGTGACTGGTGAACCAACTTTTCCTGACCTCCAAAATTGATAAGCAAGTGTAGCATTAATCGTTGACACCGTTCCTGTATCTTTAATGTCATATGCTGTATCGGCAAGGCCTTGAACATATACACCATATAGAGTATAATATCTTACTGGCTTCATTTGCTTATCCAACAACTCCATCGTTAGAGTGTTATTAATGCCAGGAAGGGAATACTGACCAGTAGAATTAGCTTCATCGAATGTGTTGAATGTTGCTGCTTCCAGTGCTGCTCTAAGATCGTAATTTTGATCACAACGGAAGGCTACGGCATAGCCCGTTGAACCAGGATACGAAACCGTTCCAGGAACATTGAATTGAAGTCCCATATATGGTACTTGAACATTGTTAATGGTTCTTCCAGGAAGAGAGGCTGTTTCAACGTATGTGAGCTGCTCTGTTCCAAAATCAACATTTCCAAAAGAAATTAATCTAAATTGAAAAAGTCTAGCAAAGTCTCGTTGAGCTGCTGTTGTATAAAATTTTTGGATTGTTTGTGCGTTTGCCATAATATTATTTAGTTAAATTAAATTAGTTCTTGGAAGTTTTGTCCTGTGCGAGTTGCAATAAAGTTTACCAGCAAGAATTCTGCTGTTCTTACAGGCTTCAAGTAAATATCGACAATTAATTCGTTGTTATCAATTGTATCTGGAGTGTTGTTTCTTTCATCACAAACAATCAAATAATCATAAAGACCTTCAGTGTTTTTAGCGTACTCGAAAATTGGAGTAATTGTGTTCTTGAGTCTGTTACGAGTAAAATCTGTATTGGGTTCGAATACAAAGTACTTTAACGTTCTTTGCACGGCTCTTTCCAAAGTTAGAAACAATCTGCGTACGTTAATTCTATCGAATGCAGTTGGGCGAGTTTGAAGGGTCTTTTGACCCATTACAGAAAAGCCTTCGTTTGTAAAGAAAACTACAGGGTTGACTGAAATTTCATATAAGCGATCGCGTTGTTTTTGATTTGGGTTGAACGCAATATCAAGTACATTGAACACTCCTCTTGTCAAACCAGCTGGAGCAGCCCATGTATTTGCTGCTGCATCGCTTCTTGCATAAATTGCTGCTGCGTAACCAGAAAATGGCATCCACATATTACGTCCAGTAAAGAGGTCTGGAACTTTTACCCAGTTACCATATGTAGCTGCGTAGTTGGATTCAAATGTTCCAACGGAAGATCTTAAATGATTGTAAATGTCTAGTGTAAATGTTTTGTCTTCACCATCAATTACCTTTGAATCTCTGCCTGAAATAAAGATCGATCTTGCGGGATCCACGATAGTCATACAATCTTTGCGTGTATTTTGCGAAAAATTCACAAGTTCGTTGGCAACTGCTTGCCAATTGAGTTGTACAGAACTTGGAGAATCTACGAAAGTTTCATCATTAAATGACAAAGATGTAGCGTACTCAGTTACTGAGTAAATTGTCGATAATCCGCCATCTACTAAGACGTCAACTACCGAATCTTCTAATGTTTCAAGCGTTCTTAAGGATTTGTTAAGTTTTCCTGGAACGTTGCCGATGATCTTTGTTGCTTCAACCATTCTGCTATCTGGAACGTATACGCCAACCGGGAAAAGTCCTTTTGCATCGTCTGCAACGGTTACACGTGAAGTAGGAAGGGTTGAGTTAGTTGTCCAATCAAAGTTTTTTGAAATAGTTGGGTTTATTACAATTTTAATTGTTGGAGAAGCGCTGTTGATTTTATCTTCAATAAACGAAGAGGCTAAAATTCCTCCTGTTGGACTGACTTGCTTTCTGTTTGAATCAAATGAGCCGAGATATTTTTCTGTAGTAGCAAGTGAAAGAAGGGAAGAATCGGCAGTGGATCTACGAACGCGGAAGACGCCTAAAGAAAGATGGTCTTGATATTCGGTTGTTTCAAATCCAATAAATCCAACCTTTTCGAGGGTTTCTGAAATTGAAAGAAGTCCTCTGTTTGAGTCATCAACCGTTGCCGATAAAGCGAAATCGAAACGGGATGTAGCTACATTTAAATAGTTATTATCTCCCGAAAGAGTGGTTACTGCTAAGATTGATTCAAAATTTGGCGATGACGTAGACACTGATTTGTTATCAGCAAACCCTACGTAATATCCTTCTGCAACTTCATTAACTGTCGTTTGAAGGTCGTTTAAAATAATAAAACCTGCTGAAACTTCTGCGTCTGCACTTAAATTGCTGACTAAAGCATCTTCTGTTCCAGTCCAAATAAAGTTTCCTTCTACGATTTTTGTATATTGCGAAGGAGTTAACGAAACATGAGTCGGAGCTCCGATTTCCCATTCAGCTGAAACTGAAGGATTAGCGCTCGAAGAAAGCATTGGGTAAAATAGAGCGCTATAAGATTTGGAATAAGCAGAACCTGTATCAGCACCATATGGCAAACGCAACGTTGTAAGTACTGCAGGTGAATTTAAAACTTCTTTGCAAGAATAATAAAAGTAACGCTCTGCAGGTGTCGTGGGAATGCCGTAAATTGCTTCAAGCTCGCTTGCTGTTGTAATGAAAAGTGGTTCAGAAATTGGACCTTGAGTAGCAAACCCAGGAACAATAACGTTTGTTCCAGCAGGAGTTTCAATTCTTAAAGAAAGATCCTTTTCGGTAATCTGTACGCCGGGTGATGTAATAGTTCTTGCCATATATATTTATTTAATGTTTTTTGGATTATTTTTTAGGGCTAGGTTTAATGATATCCAATTGATTAAATTGGAATTCGGCAGCTATTTCAATAAATTCACTGTCTTTGTATGAGTAGTTTATTGAGCCTAGGCTTGTTATGAAGCAATGTTTGTACACAAACTCTATTGCTTTGTCGTT